AGCCTGCCCTCAGTGTCGAATTGGCGCGGGTCACCGCCACGGCCTGAGTAGCGGCCCGATGTGCGGGCTTGCTCAAGTGCCGCCGCTGCCCATAGGTTATCCCTAAGCCGTCCAGCCTCGTCCGCTGCCGTCCCGATGTTGGACGATATATCAAGCTGCGCCAACCGCGCCGCCGCAAGTTCCGCGTCTAGCATGGACTGGTAAACGGCTCGCGTTTCGTCGTCCATGTTGGAAAGGCCACCAGCGGCAAGTTCTATCTGCTCACGCGCGGCCCGCAGCGCGATAACCTGCGCCTCCGGTCCCTCGGCCCTGCCGACTTCGCGCAACGCCTCTGCCAACATCATGGCCTGCACAACGGTCAAATCAAAGCGGTCGGCAAGGTCGCGCGTTGTCTCCTCTATGTTGTCCACTTGGAAGCCGTAGCGCGAAACAGTGCCTTCCAGTTCACCAAATGAATTTGCAACATCCCCGATCACATCATTCAGGGCCATAAGCGCTTCAATGTTGGCAATCTCACGCTGTACCGCCAAAACCTCACGCGCGGCCTCGGCTTGTGCGCCAAACTCTTCGCGCAAGTCTCGTGCCGATGTTAGGAAACTGTCTTGCGCCGAATTAAAGCCATCCATAGCCTCGGCAAGCGCGTCTAGCTGCTCTTCCAGCGTTGCAGCCTCGTCCCCAACATTCAGCAGCGCCGCCCCAAGCGGTATGCCAATGGCTGCAACCGCGCCCATGACAGCACCCAGTGCACCGAATCCGCCTAATAGCTGTGGAAGCTGTTGGCCCAGCGCCTGTGTTGCGGATGTGCCAGCGCCAACCTGCGTAGCAAAGTCGCCAACCTGAAAGCCGATGTTCTGTAGCTGACTGCCGCCTAGCCGACTTGCGCGCGCAACTTCCTGCAACGCCTGAGCGGATTGAACAGAAGCCCGCTTTACCGCAACCTGAGCGCCACTGTATTGCGCCGAAGCGCGGGCTGCACTTTCGTATGCTTGTTCTGCGCCTCGAACCGCCGCCGCTGCGGCCTTGCTGGTAATGATACCAGCCTTTTCCGCCGCGTTGATCTTGTTCAGCGCAACCTGATAATCCCGTGTAGCCTTTTCCAAGCCATCAAGGGATCGTTCAATCTTTTTGAATCCAACGTCCGCCGCCGTCGGGTCTGCGCTGATTTCAATTTCTAGCTTGGGAAGGGCCATGTCATTCCTCGATCAGCCTTTTCAGCCGCGCGACCTCCGCGCTAGATAGCTTGCCGCGCTGTGTCTTGGCCTCTTGTGGCTTTTCCACCTCCAGCAGATACCAGAAGTGCTTAGGCCGCATTTTCCAAAACTCGCCGGGCTGTATTGCCCAGCCATGCACGCACTTTTGAAACGCCCACTTTACAAAGCGGGCGTTGCCACGTTTCCCTCGGTATCGCCCTCGCCTTCAGCTTCCGGCGCGCCATCCATCAGGATAACCAGAAGCCAATCAATAGCCTCCATCGCCATAGACAGCTTTTCGGCTTTCTCAGCGTTCCGAACCGCCGCCATGATCTCGCTGTGAACCTCGCGCCCAGTGACAGGCAATCCGGCTTCGGTCAGCATCGCGGCATATGCCTTGGCAATCTTGGTGAAACGGATGTTTCCGCCACCAGTGCGCATCTGCACCAGTTCGCCAAATGTGATAACGTCCTCAACAGCGTCCGCGACCTCGAAAACACGATCCTCTTTGATCGTGACTTCTTGGTCCTTCCACTTGATCTTGATGGACTTCATCAGGAAGCCGTAATCGCGCCGCTGCTTTCCAGCGAAAGCGTAAACGTGATGGTGTCGGCCTGCTCGCCTGTCGCCTCAAACGAGGTGATGAAGAACGATCCTGTGTAGGTCGCAAAGCTGCCGAACGCGACACGGAACGCATGAAGCGCCGCGTCGGATGTGGCGGCTGCCGCCAGTGCCGAGAATGTCGATGCCGTAGCAACGCCCGTGCAAGACAGCGACATGCTCTTCAGAGACACGTCATCCAGATACGTCCGCACGCCCGCATCATCCTTGTCGGTGATGTCGATGGCCTCGTTGTTGAACGTCAGGCTGTCGGTGCGCGCGCCCGCGACAACTGCGAATGTGGTTCCGTCCGACGCATATTCGATCCGTAGATCGCGTCCTGCTTCTGCTGCCATTGTTTTGCCCTTTCATTGGCTTTGCAAACTTATATCACGACTTTGCAAACTCGCAAAGTTCAGGTTCCGTCGTCATAGGTAATCCGAAACGTCATCGGCCTGTAGCGCGTAAAGCCATCTGGGTCCGGTATGTTGCCGGGGCTTTCCTCGAACAGACAGTTCACGGTGTTTGATCCAGCTATGACCAGATCAAACTTGTGCAGCGCGTCATAGGCCGCTTGCGCTGCCGTATCCGCCAAGTCTATCGCGCTCCGGCTTGCCGTAGGCCGCGCGTATGTCGTGACCTGCACAAGCTGCTGCCCGCCGTCGCTTGTCTTGGTGTCCCAAGCGGTTCCGGCCACGTCCTCAATCACGGTGTATGGAAACGGCACCATGCTTTCCGGCTTGGCGTCTTGCGGCTTGTCATAGCCGATATATGTCACCAACGCCGATAGCGTTGCGTCATTTGCCAGACGCGCCCGCACGGCCTGTGATACCGCTGCAAAGTTCATCGCGTTGCCCCGTTGATAGCCTTCTCAAGTCGCTCCTGATATTTCGGAGTGATCTTTTCCACGGCAGGCCTAAAGAACGGACGGGCTGCCATGCGGTTTGTCCCATACTCAAGATAAGTCGCGTATGTCAGTTTGCTGCCCACGGTCGCCGTCAGATCGCCAATCTTGTCAAACTCGATGCTGTTGACCAGACGGCCCGTGTCAGTCATCGGAGGCTGGCCCGGTGCGGATGCTGTATGCGTCCGGCGCGGGTTGTATTTCTCATACGTCCGGCCCGACGCTGGCCCTCGTGCAATGCTGGTCTTGATGTTGCCCTGCAATTCCAGAGCCGTGCCGACGACTGCCCGCGAAACAGCGTCCCGAACCTCGCCGGATGCCCGCCGCAATGCCGCCTGCAACTCTGCCGAACCCTCAAGGCGAATGGTGACGCTCATACCGCCGCCCCAAGTTCTGCGCTGATCTCAAGCCACTGATCGTCAAAGTCCACATTGGCAATGAAGCGGATATTGTACGCCCGCCCGCGAATAAGCACGCGGTCCTTTTCCGTCAGATCGGCAAAGTAGCGGCACACGATCTTGTGTGTAGATGTGGCCTCAGTCCGCCCCGATGCGTAACGCTCACCGCCCGACATTGGCTTGACCATCGCCCGCGTCGGTGCGCCAATAATTGCCCGCCAAGATTGGAGCCGTGCGCCGTAGCCGTCTGCGGTGTTTGTCACGCGCTCGAACGTCACGGCCTCGCGTAGCTGCCGCGCGTTATACTTGGATGATGTGCAGCAATTTACCATGCCAGTTCATCCATGCGCCGATAGGAAGCCAACAGCGCTTTCATCTGCATATTGATGCCTTCGCACGTCCCGTCATAAAGCGATGCGGTATAAAGCCGTATGGCCTCAAGGATAGCTGACGGGATG